ACAACAGACACAACTGGTTACGCGGTAGGATCAACAGTTATCACCCTTGCAGATATCGGTACTGGAACAATTCTGGCGGGTGACGTAATTACCTTTGCTGACGACACTAACAAGTACGTTGTCGAGGTTGCTGACGCGAATGCTGTAGATGGCGAGACTATCACTCTTGCCGCACCGGGCTTACGTGTAGCACTTCCAGCTTCAGCGGTAGCTATTACCGTAATTGCAGCAGCAGCACGAAACATGGTCTTCACAGAGAATGCCATTGTTCTTGCATCACGTTTGCCAGCACTACCAATGGTAAATGGTACACCTCAAGACTTGGCTGTTGACCGTATGACTATGATTGATGAGCGTTCAGGCTTGGCGTTTGAAATCTCAGTGTACGAGCAATACCGTCAGATTCAATATGAAGTTTCTCTTGCTTGGGGTGTTAAAACCGTTAAGCCTGAGCACCTTGGCTTGGTTCTTGGCTAACAACTGAAACCCTCCCCTGTTAACACGGGGGAGGCATAAGGGGGAAACGTGGCACTTGTAAAAGTTAAATGTAAAAAAACAAAAGGCAACCAGCAGGGATTCTATCTTTGCAACAAAGAAGAAGTGCCTAAAAACGCCCAACTGGTTCAAGAGGAAACTAAGTAATGGCGTTAATCGTTGAAGATGGAACGATTGTGGCAGGGGCTAACACCTTTGTTGATGTTGCTACCGTGTTGACCTATGCAACGGATCATGGCGATACAACGTGGGCATTATCTACAGTTGCGGCGCAAACATCGGCTATCCTTAACGCAATGATCTATCTGGAAGCAAAACCGTTTAAGGGGTATCCCTCAACAAGTGACCAGTCGTTAGTATGGCCGCGCCTCGGTGTTTCATTGTTCGGCTGGGATGTTAGTAGTGACGAAATACCAACACGGTTAATCTCTGCCCAATGTGAAGCGGCAATTAAATCATTAGCCAGTTCACTATCACCTGACTTAAAACGTGGCGGTGCTGTTAAGAGACAGAAGGTTGACGTTATAGAAACTGAATACTTTGACGGTGCAAGCGCGACAACGACATACCAAGTGATAGATCAGTTGTTGGCTCCATTGCTTAAATCATCAACAACGCTGGTGCTGGCATGATCGACTATAACTCAGCAGCTGAGGAAGCCACTAGAGCAATAATCAACGCTGGGACAACGCTCACTATTAAACGTGAGACCGCTGGAACTACAGACCCCATAACAGGGCTTACAACTGGCGGCACGGTGGTTAGTCATTCGGCTATTGGCGTTAAGCTTCGGTATAAAAACACAGACATCGACGGCACGCTGGTTAGGTCTGGCGATCTCCGCATATTGCTATCAGTAGCAGGGCTTACTGTCACGCCAGAGTCAACCGATACCATCACAGTTAGCGGTGTTGATTGGAAAATCATAGACGTTAAACCTTTGGAACCTGCGGAGATTGTTGTTTTGTATGAATTGCAGATCCGCAAGTAATGGCTAGCTTTGTGGTTGACATATCTAGTTTTGTTAAAAAGGCAAGAGTCAACCCTGCACTGGCGACGAAAAAAGCGTTTTTTGACATAGCAAACAGGATAGTCTTTTTAACTCCTGTCGACCAAGGGCGGCTGGTGAATAACTGGTTTGCTGGTGTCAATCATCCAGACCGATCGACAACCTCCGCACTCTCAACGAGTGGCGCAGCGTCTAAATCCAGTATTGATAAAGTTCAAAAGGCTAGAACTGGTGGTGATTTTACTTTGTATCTCAATAACTCACTACCTTACGCACATCGGATAGAGTTTGATGGATGGTCGCACACTAAAGCACCTGCTGGAATGGTAAGAGTTGCAATTGCTGAGTTTAACTATCAATTACTGATAGCAGCGCGGAGTTTAAACAAATGAGCCTAACAGCACACAATTACATAGAAAACGCAATGAGAACACAGCTAGCGACGATGGTTGGCGCTCCTGCTATTGCGTGGCCCAACGATGACCTAACACCGGTGGTCGGCACGCCTTATCTACGTTTCAACATCTTATTTTCAACACCGTCACAAAACACGCTCGGCACAAACGGAACTAACGAGCAGTTAGGCTTCGTGCAGGTTGACGTTGTTTACCCGGCGGGAGGTGGTAACGGATTGTCAAGAGCAATGGTGGGTAAAGTTACTGACCAATTCAAGCGCGGCACGTTGCCAACATACTCCGGACAAGACGTAACAGTTTTAAACGTGTATCCGTCCGGCGCGATAAGTGACGCTGATTGGTACACTATACCAGTAACTATCAATTTCAGGGCTTGTACAGCTAACTAAGGGGATCAATTATGGCATGCGCACAAGGTTCACGGCATGAGATCAATTATATCGCAGAGACAGAGTTCGGCACTACGCCAGCAACTCCGGTATTTAAAGCACTACGCAACAGCGGCACAACGCTGGAACTGTCCAAAACTTCGATCGTTTCTAGCGAATTACGTTCTGACCGTCAAATATCTGACTTCCGTGGAGGAAACAGACAGGTCGGCGGCGATGTCAGTATTGAACTGTCTGCGGATAGTTTTGACGACATGTTGGAAGCTGCGCTAGGCGGGACGTGGGCAACAGACATCCTAAAAGCAGGCACAGCCACAAGATCATTCACCGTGGAACGACTGTTTGCTGATGTTACCCAATACCTACGCTATACAGGCATGGTGGTAGGTGGGTTGTCATTGTCGGTTCAACCAGATGCAATGGTAACTGGCTCGTTTTCGTTTGTAGGTAAAAACCAAGCGGCAGCCACTGCTATCGTAACCGGTGCAACCTACGGCGCAGAAACTACAACACCACCATTTGATTCTTTCTCCGGCACGATCACTGAGGGCAGCGTGGCTATCGCAACAGTTACTGGGTTGGATTTAACACTGGACAACGGGGCAGAAGCTTCATTCGTTATCGGCGGCTCAACTACGCCCTGCATTCTCCTTGGCAACAGCAACGTGACAGGCACATTGACGGCACAGTTTACAAGCGAAGCGCTGCTGACTAAATTCATCGATGAAACTGAATCAAGTTTAACTTTTACGCTGACAGATAAAACAAAAACCCAAACATGGAACATCCCGCGCATTAAATACACGGGTGGAAGTGTGCCGGTGGCTGATGCTGGGCTGGTTACTATCGCACTACCGTTTCAGGCCTTGCTTGACTCGGTAGAAAAATCAAACATTAAAATAACACGGAGCTAAAAACTAATGGATATTGCAGCACTCGAAATGAACGACACATTTAATGTAAAAATAAGCCTACCTGACGGAACAGAAACGGATTTAGTTGTTGAAGTTTGTGGCATAGATTCCCCACAGTTCCGTAAAGGCTCAATGGCTCGACAAAACAAGGCACTGCAGGGGGTGAAACGCGGCAAGCAAAAAGTTTATACTGCTGAAGAGCTTGAGCAGCGCGATATTGACACTATTGTAGCTTGTACTATAGGCTGGTCAAATTTCGAGAGCGGCAAGAAGCCGTTAGAGTTCAGCGCAGAAAACGCCGAGGCAGTCTATCGTCAACACGGTTTTATTAAAGACCAGATAAACGAGGCTATCGCTGACCGTGTAAATTTTATGAAACGCTAGAAACCGAACTGCTGGACTATTCTCAGGCTTACCTAGAGCTTGAGTTTAGACCAGACGGTAAGGCTAGCGTAAGGCAGCAAATAGAGCAGGTAGAAAAGACAACAGGTGAACCAGATCCGCGTCTCGATGTTTTATACGAAGAACCAGAACTATACCACGTGTTTGAGTGGTTTTGTGAAGTGTACGATGGAGAATCAATATCATGGCAAGAATTAAGCGCATGGTGTGAATTAACGCAAACGACAGCAACGGCACAAGAACTGCGTCTCATAAAAAAGATAGCACTCAAATATCATGAGGTGAAAAATGGACGTAGCAACACTTCAAGTAAAAGTTAAAACTACGGGTATAACGCGAACAAATAAGGATCTCGATACTCTCGGTAAAAAAAGCAAGACGGCAGAAACAGCTACTGGAAAGATGACAAAGCAGACGCAAAGGGCAACGGTAGCTTTTGGCGCACTGTCGCGTGTTGTTTCAGTCTATGCAGCTATTGCCGTAGCGCGTAAAATATCGGAAACGGGCTTAGCTTTCGACCGCATGGAAAGGTCTATTGCTACGGCTACCGGTTCTATGCAGTCAGCAAAGCAAGAGATTCAGTTTCTCACCGACGAGTCGAATAGACTAGGCATTAATCTTCTCAAGACCGGACAGGGGTTCGCTCAATTATCTGCTGCGGCAAAAGGCACAAAGATAGCACAAACGGATGTGCGAGAAATATTCACGGCGGTAAGTGAGGCGTCTGTGGTTCTTGGCTTGTCTGCTGATGACTCTGGTGGTGCGATCAGAGCGCTGACCCAGATTATGTCTAAGGGGACGGTTCAGGCTGAAGAACTAAGGGGGCAATTAGGTGAAAGAATCCCCGGCGCTTTCCAGATAGCAGCACGAGCTATGGGGGTTACTACTCAAGAGCTAAATAAAATGCTTGAACAGGGGTTAGTCTTATCTGATGATTTCCTCCCACAGTTTGCAAAAGAAATGAAGGCTACTTTTGGGGATCAGGTTCCAACAGCGATAGAAAGCGCACAGGCTGCGTATGCTAGGCTTGGTAACAGTATTGCGCAATTAGAAAAACAGTTATCTGTGTCTCTAAACAATATGGGCAAAGAGGCGGCTGGTTTTCTTGCTAACGGTACAAGCCAAATCGGTGACTGGATGAGAAGGTGGGCGTTGTCAGCAAGAATCCTAGAGGAGGTCGAAAAGGGATTAATATCTCACGATAAAGCCACAGAAATGTGGGCAATGACCACAGCTGAGGCAGAGGGAGAACTTGACAAACTAATAACAGGGTTAAACGGTTTACAATCTTCTCAGGCGTTCTTCGATATTGGAACACAGGCAGAGCAAACAGCAAGATCAGTTAGAGAATTTAACGATATTGAACTTGTTAAAACGACGAGCCTGTTGATGGAACAAGTTCCGGCATTGCAAAGTGCATTAGGGGCGTGGAACACCTATCTTGACACGTTAAAGTCAAAGCACAAATCAACATTTGATGACATCATGCAGCAAGAGCAATCACTCCGAAACATGCAAATGTCTAACGCTAACTTGATTCGATCAATAGAAACTCAGGCTTTCGGGCCACAAGAAAAGAGAATATCGGATCTTGCTGCATTGGAAGAAAAGCAGGCACTCGCATCACAACTAACGGGGAAAGAAAAAATTTCTCTCCTCCAGAGCATTAATC